TTTCAAATTCTTGTGACATCGTAGTATTGGTAATTGTAGATGATCCAACACTAACTCCTGTCACACCAGAGAAGGTAACAAAGTCTCCAGCTATAGCACCATTAGAAGTTGCTGTAACGTCAACGTAAGTTGTTCCTGATGTAAATGAAAAATTAGCTGCTATCGTTGTAGATAGAGGAGTAATATCGTAATAGTTGTTATCGTAATAAATATATAGTTTTCTATTTGTACCAATAGCGCATAATGAATCTCCTGCTAAATCAGTATAGTTATGAATATCTCTTGCAACACCAATAAGATGTAAAGGTGGAGCAACGTTTTGCCAACCACCGATCTTTTCAGGAATTCCATAACGGAATCGCATATTATCGCAATCAGTCCATCCGCCTTCGGCTCCGTATAGTGTATCTTGTTTGTTAATACCGGGACGTGGAAATTTAACTTTAGTTATTGGCATAAGCTTACTTATACCACCAAATTTGTTGAATTATACTATTTTTTAGTAAAAGGTGGTAATCCTAACAAAGGTCTTTTATCATATAAATTGGAATCTGCAAACTGTCCATTTACATGGTTATAATGCAAGAAAACTTGAGCACAGATATTACCTGTAAACTCGTCTCTCCAATGCTCTAAATCACAACCAGAATAGACTAACATATCACCTGGTTCTAAATCAACTTTAATGCCTTTAGGAGCATCTGGTTTCATTATATTCTTATATTCATCTATTACATTATTACTTCCTGTTGGATCTAAATAGATAGCCCATGGATCTCCACCTAAATTTAATGTTGTAGATATCTCACAAGATGGTCTATCTTTATGTCTTTTTAAGATAGATCCTTTTTCATAAATTCTTGCATAAGAATAGGTTGGTATTAAATTAAGATTAGTTTGTTGTTTCATTATAGGCATTACTTTCATTAGTAATGTTTCCATAACAAAGTCTGCATAATGAGAATATACATTTGGAACTTGTGCATCTTTCCAAGTACCAAACATACCGTTTTCCGCTACTAGATTATTCTTATACATATAGTTAACAGCATCTCTTTTAAGTAAGAAATAGTTAAATATAAAATTAGCAAGTTCATATGGAACTGCTTTTTTTATTACTTGATACTTATTAATTTGAAAACTCATACAAACATTCCTCTCTGTAAAAAATTAAATGATACTGATATTCTTATATCATTAGATTGATTTGGATCTACACAATGATTTAACCATGATGGAAACATTATCAATCTTCCTGCAACAGGTTGAAAATGTACTTCATTCCATAGATGCATAGGTAATTCTCCTTTTTTACGTCTTGGTCTAGATATTAAACTACAAGGTTTAGGATCTTCAATTTTTAAATGGCCACTATTAATAGGTGCTTTAATATAATACACTCCAGACCATAATGAATTAGGATGAGTGTGTGGTCTATTATATCCACCAGGTGGATTGATATTGGCCCACATATTTCCAAGGTAAGGTTCATTGTCTAATAATTCATCTTTATAAATAAATGCTTGTGCTTCATATAATAAATCAACTAACATTTTATATTCAGGTTTAATGTGCATATCTGTTGTACTATGCCAACCATTCATATTAGTTTTAACCTCACCTTTATCTTTTTTAGACCAATTTACAATGTTTTGTTCTAATTGATTATTAAATTCTGGTGTGCCTACATCTTTTACATAGACGGGTGTTGCAAAGTATAATTCTCGGTTCATTTAAATGAAGGACCTCCAAACCACATAACAAGTGATTTTCTAACTCCTTTTGTAATTGGTATTACACGATGTCTAATATAACTTGCAAAGAAAATAGCTTGACCTTGTTTAGGTCTTGCAATTTTACCGTCTGACATAAGTTCAAGTCCACCGCCTTCAAATTCTGATTCATGAGATAATAAACATGTCATAGATATTTTACGAACCGGCGGTTCATTCATTCCAACTATATCAGAATCTATATGCCAATCATAAAAACCACCTGCTGGATATTCTGTATATTGAGCTTGTTCAGTAATTTGTATTCCTTCAAATCCAAAATGATTATTATTAGTTTTATTTACTATCTGTTCTAGTGTTGAATACATTTCAGGCATCTTATTAAATGGAATCCAACTGATATGAGAAGTTCTCGTTTTAGTATCAACTACCCCAGCTGCTCCACCTCCTACTTGTCCATTTTGAACTGGTTCAGATCGTCCTGCATTTATAATTAATTGACATTGTTCTGGTGTAAATATAGGTCCTGTTGTTTCAACTATTAACGATTTCCATTTTGGTTCTGTAATTATCATTGTGCTCCTCGGTTCATGATTGGATTATATAATACATCGCAGTTAGCTGCTAATGTTCTTCTTGTTTCATTTGTTCCATTAAATGGATATACACAATGGCGCATATCATATGGAAATACATAGAAGTCTCTTAATTTCATTGGTGGTTCATAATCAACTTTAGCAAATTGACCATTAGCTGCACCTAGTATTTGAAGCTTTCCATTTTGTGGAGCTTGTTCTGCAGAATATTCTACACCATAAGTATTTGGTAATTTTAAAATCATAACTGAAGATAAACCTGTAAACAAATTACCTTGGTGAACGTGTACCGGATTATATTCATGAGCTTTCATTTCATTTACCCAGATTGAATTTAAATGATTTTGATATTGTCTAATATGATTAAATTCTAAATAGTGAGTAAACATACTCATAAACCAATCAAGAACATTTTTAGGTAATTCATTATGTCTTTTCATTTTAGATTCATCTTCTCCATCATAAAATAAAGAATGTTCATTTTTAATTTTACCTACTAATTGTTTATTAGCTGGTTCTAATTTATTAAATTTTTGTTCATACGTTTGATTAATTGCATGAAATATATCTAAAGGAGTTTCATATCTTAATATTGATTGTCCTAAAAATGTGAAGTTAAAGTTCATAGTCCCATTTCTTTTCTAATTTTAGTTGCAGATATTTCTTGTATTTCTTTAGGTAATACAATCTCTTCAATCTTGTAACCCACATCTCTACCATAACATATATTGGTAATGTTAGGCACTTTTACAACGTCAAATTGACCTACATAGTCTTGTAATTTTTCTTCAATTCGTTTCTTTATATCTTCAAATACAAATGGATTGTTATCTGTTTGAGGCATTGATCTTACCATTATACAAACTTGACCTGTCTTCTTTAATATCTCTTTAAATAAAGCTAAATGACCATTATGGAATGGCTGCCAACGTCCAAGCATTTGAGCGGTTGGTTTACTGTAATCTATCATAGATCTCCTGAATAATATGATCGTAATTAAAATCTTTTACTTCGAAATCTACTTTTTTAGGTTTTTCAAATATTTTGTTAGTATTTTCAAATCTACCTTCTGTAATAGTATTCATCCAAATCTTCATGTCGTAATCTTGTCTATATTCATCAAAGGGACAAATAAAATCTACAACGTTTGCTTTGTCAGATATTTCACATAACTGTAACATTCTATTAGCTTGATTAACTCTTGCGATATGAGAAAATTCCCAATCATTAAACATCTTGCGAACTTGATCGCCATTAAAATAAGCAAAGTTTTTATCTTTAATTAATTTCTGTGCAAATGTAGTTTTACCAGATCCTGGTAATCCAAATATTAAAATGTTCATAATACAATATGTCCATACGCTTTAATAATACTTTCAGGTATCATTGCGCGGTAAGGATTCGCTTCCTTTCTAATCTCTTCTCTAATCGTATGCATTCTATTTCCAACAACTTTATCGTCATAACCAATACCATTAACTTTAAATTGTTGCAAGCTTTTTAAGTTATGATTAAATCTAGGTATTTCTAAAAAGTCATATATTTTATTAATTTGGTTTTCTGTATCATTTACTAATTCATCATATTTAAGAAAATGACACATATGTTTATTTTCAGGAAGTAATGCATTTTGTATTGCAATTAACTCTTTAGCAATTCCTCCATCAACATTCATCAGCATCCAAAGTT